TCTTCACGATTAGCTCAGCAGACGCAAGGTTGTTGCTTTCTGACTCCAGAATTTCAATAAAACTCAGGTCAGAATCCGATGGCATGTCATAGTTAATCTTGATTTGCTGGATGCCGCCGGTAGCCGTGATGTTTTCTGGCAGGGCCGGTGCGGTCTGATCGCCCTGCAAGTTTATCTCGCCAGTCAGGTAGTCAGAGGTCTTGCCGGTAAAAGTAACCGCTCTGATTTGGAATGTGTACTCCTCAAGCTCTTTGATGCCGGTGATAACAGTGCTGTCGCCATAAATCGAAACAGAGCTGAACGGTTCCGCCTGACCAGGGACTGTGTCTGCGACAGTGCCGTAATCTAATTCTAATGTCTGCGCTGTAGCGATGCTGCCGTAGTTCTCAGTCGCCGTATAAGCGTCTTCAATCAGCCCGTAGTTAAACTCAAAAGTCGAGGACAGTTTGTACTGTAGCTCGTAGAAGCTGACATACGTTGATGCTGTTGGCGCTGTCCACGAAACCCTGATAGCCGGTAATACTGTCCCGTCATTGCCGAGGACTGTAGTTTCCACCAGAACCAAGCTATTCGGCGCGTCCTGCGTTGGGGTGTCATCTACAATGTCTGAGTAATCTGGATTATTAGGGCCAACAGTGGCGAGGATGTTGGAGGTATCGTTATCTGGGTTTCGGTCTGAGCGAACAAAGGGGTCATCGCTGCCGCCGCCATAAGCTAGGGCGCGTATCCAGTAGTACCTCGTATCCCCAACAGCGAGAGGGTCGGTAGCGTTGGATGCGTCATGTATAAACTGGGTGCCACGAGTCTCACCAATCAATTGCCGGTTAGACCACGAAGAATCCGCAGAAGCGTAGACAGCGATAGTTTCAAATAGCTTCGGGTTCGCTGGGTTTGTCCAGTTTAACTCAATGCTTTTCAATCCGGCGGTTGCTTGCAGGTTCTGCGGGTCAGGCACCCCACGGAAGGCCTCCGTGATAACACCAGATGCCCCGACAACGCTGTACTCGGCAACAGTTGGGTCAGCGTAGGAGCCAGCGTCATCTTCTAGCAAGGTTAGGTTAACCACCCCGCTCTCTGTGTCACTAAATGACCAACCAGCGCAACGAAAAACCTTGTTGCTATAGTTTAGCTCTGCAACAGTCACTTGAACCCTGTCCCCAACGTCCACCCGAAGCCCTGAGAGGTTTGTGGGAAATGTCAGTACCTTTTGCTGGTCTGACATCTGGACTTGCTTGTGCGCGATCCGCTGCGCCATATAGACGTTATTCGTGAAAGGTAGCTGAACGTCCCTTGTCAGAACTTCACCATTATCTCTGTCAACTGCGCTTGTAATGCTAACCGCTGGAGCTTCAATGCTTTTGTGGTTGTTGGTGGGGTCAACAAAAATCGTGCGGACTGTATTAAAACGCTGACCGCGCTCCACCGAAGTGTTAACCGATATCGGTCCAGCGAGGTTATCTTCATCAAGGCTTTCTGAGGGGGCTTCATAGATACCGGCTCTAATCGTGTATATGCCGTTGGAGTAGACCAAGCTCCCGTTCATGGCGCTGAGTAGTTTATCTATATTGTTCTGGTGTGTATCTGTTGCATAGATAACACCGTTAGCCGTGAACCGCTTTTGAGTTGTGTTGGGGATGCTGACTGTTACATCGCAGGCATCAGCCGCAGTTTCAACCGCATCCCAGTCAATCTTGCTAGGCGCTACACCTAACCCAAACCGCGTATCGGTCAGGTAATTTGCAACACAGAGCGCAGGGTTATCTGACCACTGCTGATATGTCGCGCTCGTCGGGTTTGCGCCTGCTGATGTATCAAGGCGAGGGTCATAGATGTCTTTTTTACCCTTGACCAAAGCTTTGATGTTGTTGGGCTTCTTCCTATCCCATATTTCCTGCGACCCATCTGTTAGACGCCACATAGTTGTGACCGTGGCTATGCCGCGATTCCTGTAAGCCGCACTCCAGTTTACACCGACAAAAGGCTGAAGAAGCGTGTCATAAGTCTGGTCATCAGCGCCTAACCGGCGGTTGATTTGGCAGATGGTTTGGACCGCCCCGCCCTCTTCGTTAGCTACTGGGCCATAAGCTCCAGCCGTGACGTTGACGCCCGAGATCTGCGCGTCAGTGATGCGCTCATTATCGAAGTGGATATCACCGATATCTTCAACCTCGTGCCCTGTTAGCGCAATAGAGTGATATAAGTCTTTATTATCTGTGCCTGCCAAGCCGACAAAGAAGATAGGGCCACTAACCAAAGCCTCACCATATACGAGCTTCTGCGGTTCAATAGTGCCTTTGACGGTTTGTTGGCGCGTAGTGTCATTGTCACTCTGGAACATCGACAAGTCCGGCATCATGCCGCGCATAGCCATCACGCCACCAACAACCGTGATAGCGCCAATAGCCATTGCCAAGCCGCCGGTAGCGACACCCAGCGTAACCGCCGCCCCGATAGTTGTTAAGCCTGCCCCTATTGCTGCGACTACTGGCGGCATCTTATACGCTCCATCCTGCTACTAGGTATCGGTCTGGAATCTGTGCCATGCCTTTTTCAGTCAGGCAGATCACTTTGTCCGATAATTTTATGCCGCACACCTGCCCAATCATCGGCACGTCAACAATGCAAGGGTCGCCGTCTTGTATGTCAGAACTGACATCACCCAAGATGCTGCCGATGAAATCAACTAACTCGCCCTCTCTACCCACTAAAACTTCAGCCTGCGCTTCTGATTCGTACTTAAACCGCTCAGAGTAATCCTTGCCGGTTAGCTCTTTCACAATGAAAGCCGCAAACTGGCAGCAGTCAGCATCACCGTAGTTAAATTCACGGCGCTTCCACTTGCTTAAGGCGAGATGCACCCGCATTAAACGCCCCTCGGTAGGCTTATGTTCTCAGGGTCGAATGGCGTAAAGGTGCCTGCCCTTGGTGTGCCGATGATCGCGTTAGAATCTGGGTCGCCCCACCGCAGCTTTGCGCCCTCTATGTCGGCAAGTAGACTGAACCCTAAATCGCCTGCGAAGTCTTTCTGCTGCTGCGCGTCTGTATACTTAAGGTTTGAGGCTTTGTTGAATCTAGCTAACTCAGACTCCGCTGTTAGTGATATTTGATCGCCAGACGTTTGCCCAACAGACACTACCATCTGATCCATTGACCCTTCCCATACAACCGTAGGGTCAGCAATCAGATCATCACTAGAATCCAGAACGCCAAGATAAACCGTCACCGGCTGCAAATAGTAATCTTCAGTGAGCGCGGCACCGCTGATTGTAGCATCCAAACCACTGAGCGTGAGTGTGATCTTATAAGGGCTTATTTCTGCGCCCTCTTCAATCTCGCTTATTTCGCCAAGATCGCCGACGCCTAGCCAGTCCTCACCACCCCATGTATACGTTCCTATAGAGTTGTGCAGGTACAGAGTCCCGCTTGGGAACTCTAGTTTGACAAAAGTGACAAGCGCGACATGCTGTGCCGATAACGCGTCAAGAACCGTTGAAGGAAAACCTCTACTCATGTTGCTAGAACATCCTGTACCGCTTCGAGTGTAAAATTAGAAACTATGCCTAGCTGCGTATCCCAAGACGCCGACCCGCCCAGCATGAAAACACCTTCAACATCACCCGAATATGTAACGATCCTATTATTAACCGGCGAAAACCTTAGTGGGGGAGCTATTGATAGCGTTACTTGCCCAGCGACATCGCTGTTGGCGTCAGCGACAACCATATACAGCTGACCGTCGAAGCTGATGTAATCACCAGCTCTCAAATAATTGTTAACACTAGCCGTCGCGCCATCACAGAGGAGAGTGGTACCTGATTGACTACCACCGTTGACTCGCAGAGTCCCACCTCCAGCGCCTCGCCTAGTATACGAGTGATCTTTCAACTCAAATCTATGCTGCTGCCCGTTGAGCTTAACTAGAAACGCCTGCATCTCTGCTCGCTGATCGCCTGTCAGGTTGTTGAACTGCAAAGTAGCTTTCCACATGGAACCCTTGCGAGAGCTTGTTTGGACAGCGTTAGTGAGCGGGGACTGGAAAACCCGCGTGTTGGATACAAGCTCAAACGTGCTACTCGTAGGAATGATGTCAGGGAAGGCGAAAGTAGTCATCTATGCGAATCTCCCGCGCCGCTTTAAGTCTTGGATCTTCATTATAGTCTGCTGAGAAGTCAGTTGCATTGCTGATCTAATCTTTTGGTCTACATCAGCGCCAGCACCCCTAGCGTCCACGTTGTTAACAACAGTAACGCCCCCGCCCATACCTTTGTTTGGCACGATAGATCCTGACTGGTTAGGCACGAACATCTCCGGCCCACGCTCCCCAACCATGTACGGCTGACCAGACTGAACAGAGCCGCCAATAGCTTTGCCGGTTAAACCTTTGGCAAAAGACATAAAGCCGCCAGTGATCTTGTCGATGATGAACATCTGTATCATCTGGGCAATCATATCAAGCGCCATTTTCTTAAACGCGTCTTTCAGCGACATAGTGCCCTTAACCACATTCATCAGGCCGTCTGACATGTTCTTCATTGTTGTGCCAGCGATTTTGTCTAGGCTTTTTTGAACCGTCGGCATGTCTTTGAGTAGTTTGTCGAAGCTGTCGTGCAGTCGGTCAGCGATATTCTTTGTGCCGCCGTCAGTTCCAGTTGCCCCTGTTACTGCGGCTGATACAGCGGCTATGTCCTCTGCTGTTTTCCTGCTCGCCACACCGAAGGCTTCCATGTCTATTACTAGCTGCGCACCAGGATTAGACGCCTTCAATGTTTCTAAGGAGGCGGTAGTTGCAGCTATAGCTTCAGGCAAACCAGCGACCATCTGTTTGCCGGTTGTGCCCAACTCCTCCATTCCAAGCAACCCGCCGACCATGCTGTTCGCCATCGCGTTGTACTTTTCAATGAAGAAATCTAAAACGGGCGTTAGCTTTTGCCCAAAAGCGTTGGCAAGTTGCAGAACGGCTAACTTGATTGAAGTGAAAACTATCTGCAAAAAATGCAAATTGTTTCGCAGGAAACCGAAGACCCTTATCATCGCGCTTGCTACTTTTTGGCCTATCGCTCCAAAGTCAGACGCATCTAGGGCGGATTGGCGGAAAGCGTTGGCAACGAACGTGATGATGGGAGAAAACGCTACCGCTAGTTGATTAGTCAGGCCGGTGAATACAGCCTTAAGCCTTGTTATCGCATCATTAGCTTCTTCCATCTGCGCTGTGTCGGTGCGAGAGAGCGTCACGCCAAAGTGCTCGGCTTCTGCTGTCATGGCTTTCAGTGCTTCAGAACCACCGCCTAGAGTGTTGACTAGCGCCACACCCTCACTGTCAAACAGTTTCATCGCGATGCGCACTTTGTCAGCCTGACTATCCAAGCCTTTCATAGCATCGGCTACGACGTTCATCTGCTCATCTAACGGCAGACGGGTGATAGACTCGGCATCTATCCCTAGCTCACGGAGTGCTCCTACAGCTTCTCCGGTGCCCTGTGCGGCTTCCGCAGCGCGTCTGGTGAAACGCTGCATCGCCATGTCCATCGTGCCTGTAGAGACGCCTGTAAGCTCTGCTGCGTGACGCAGCCCAGTGAGGGCTTCGGTGGTGACACCTAGCTTGTCAGCTGTTTTAGCTAACTCATCCCCTGCGTTTATTGATGACTTGATTAGCGCACCGAAACCACCAGCGCCAACAGCGCCGACAATCGCAGTTTTTAGATTCAGTACCTTACCGGCGATGTTCTTGAGGCCAGCAGCAGCTTTGGAGAAGCCCTTTTTGGTAAGGTCTATCGCCTTGATATAGATTTTGACTTCTTCAGCCATCTTCTTGCCTCTCGCTCATTATCTTGAAGTACGCCACCCATTCATAGAACTCAGAGAGGGGCATCTGCTCGGCTTCGCCGATGCTCATGTGTAGCCGATCCGCCAAGGATATAAGGTTAAACCTCAACGAATCGGCAATCAGTTTTTTTCCAGATCCTCCGCAGATTCGATTTCAGCGAACATCTGCTCGGCGATACTAGAAATAACGCCCGTCTCCTCGCCCATCAAATCGGTTCTATCCTCTGCTGAAGTAAACAACCGATTACCATCTTCGTCGCTGGCTTTCATGACGATGAGGTCGATCATCGCCGCCATCGTTGTGTTCTCCATAAACTTAGGATGTTTCTTTTGTAGCTGGTTGATGTCATAGCAGGTAATCGGAAAACAGAACATGGCATAGGGCTGTCCATCAGGATCAGCCCACGCCTCGACCTCTATCCGTCTCGCATTCACTTGTCTTCTGTTTCGTAATTCTTTCGCTAAACCCATTGTGGGATTCCTTATGCGGTGGCTTCAGTAACAGCGCCTGAGACTTGTAGCTCAAAGCTGCCCTCTACCATACCATCAAAGGACGCTGTAATTTCTTTGCTCGTCAGGATGCCGCTGCCACTGTAATACTTCTCACCAGTGCCGGTTCCCGTTGGGTACAGTTCCCAATCAAGGTCTGCGCCAGAATCCATTACTAGTTGGACTGCGTCAGCGTCGTCCCAGTAAACGTCCATAGAGAGAGTGGCAGAAGTGAGAGAGGACAAGTATGTGCGAGCGGTATCGCCCATCACACTGTCTTCTATCGTGTCCGCTGATTCCGAGAGCGTGAAGCTGCGGACTTCACCCATAGCAGCGACACTGCCGCCACTTACCGCAAGTTTGACTGAGCCGCTTGAGCCTTTAGTCGTTGCCATGATTAAACCCCTTTAGGTTGTTCCACGAGTGTATTGGTACTCAATGCGCACCGTTAAAATCACCCCACCGATGGGGGTAATACTTCCGTCGTCGGTTTCCACGCTGACAATCTGTGTGTCTATTGCGTGACCACCGCGTGATCTGTCTTCGTCTAGCTTTTCTTCGATAGCCTCGACGATGTTGTTTCTTGCTTCGTCCAAGCCTGTCCCTTTCACATAGCAGACAAGCTGGTAGTCAATCGTGCCGAACCGCTGGGTCATGCTCCCACCCACGGTTCCGTCTTCCCTGTTTTCGTTTGTTGTTCTGACCAACACCGCTGGATATTGCGCGTTGCTTAACTTGTCAAAATCAAACGGTTCGCGGGTCACGAACTTGATGTCTGTCGGCGTGGTCACTGCTTGCAGCGAAGTCACCAGATTTCCTGCAATGCTCTCTCTCACGCTCATAGTTGTAACTGCTTCCTGAACACATCAGCCAACACCTTTTCTTCCTTCTTGTTAAAGCCGAAGAAAGGTCTAATACGATTGTTGAACGCTGCCTTCTTTGCTTGCGTAGCGTTATCAAAGTACAGGACAGCCTCGTTGGAGCTAGTGACAGCCGCTTGCATAGATCCCAGCATGTCGCCCTCGTTCTCTAGGTCAACAGGCCTGATAGGGTAGCCAGCAGCTTTTAGCCATCTTTTATACTTTTCTGGGTACGGCGCGAACTTGCCTTTGATTCCTCTGCCTTCCCCAGTGCGCTCCTCGATAATCTCTTTGCCTTTGGATGCCGCCCTAGCTATACCCTTGGTCACACCACGCTTCACATCACGCCGCTGCGCCCTTGTGATCTTGGTAAAGTCTTCAGGGAAGGTTTTGACATCAATCTTTAGGCTCATCGCGTTAGCCGTCCATAGGACACAATGCCGCGCTCGTCATCTTCGATGGTGCCGCTGTTGTCATCGTCGTACTCGACACCGTCAGCGAATACAGCAACCAACTCTTCGTTATATCGCTGCTGATAGAACGTGATCATGTTCAGGAATCGGTCATCCTGTACCCAGTTTGTAAGCTGGGGGAGAGCGTACTTCCACAACACTAGATATGAATTACAGCGCGTCCACTGGGAATCGGTCAGATAAGCGGGGTTCATTTCCCCTGGGATCTGCTTCTTGTACCACCACTCGTTTCGGATAGTACGGGTTAAATCTGTTTGCGCTTTCGCGTGCTCAGTCGCAAAGGATGTGATGCCGAAGTCCAAGATGTCAGGGACAAGGGCTACCAGATCGGAGTCTTGAGAAAATGCCATGTTATGCCCCTACCATTTGACCAAATCTGACCAATAGGCCGCTGATGCTGTTTTGTCTTTGCGCCCTGCTGCTATCTGCTTGGCAAACCTAGCCTTGAACGATCTACGCTTGGCTTTGTCTGCCTCACTCTCACCCTTGCGAGGGGGCTTGTTCTCTGCACCTTGTAGCCCAAAGCGGATCAGACGAACCTTGTCGCCTTCCTTTGCCAATACTGCATGGCTTTTCTCTGGGTGCTTCGGTGTGCGCTTGGGTTTGTTGTAACCCTCGAACCGCTCGCCTCGGTAAGTAATAGCCAATAGAACCTCCAAAAAAGGGACGGCCCCACCCCAAAGGAGAGATAGGGGCAGGGCCATCCAAACGCTCTAGATGCTAGCGTCGAACAACATCTCGCAGCCGTAGGTGTCGTCAAGCTCGCCCACACCGTAGATGGCGGTAGCGTTAAGCTCGAAGGCCCGTAGGGATGCGTCTCGTTGTGCTTCGATCTGGAAGTCACGCTTCATAGCGATAGCCAAAGCCTCGCGTGAGAAGACAGCGCCTTTCGCGTCACCAGAACCGTCTACAGTCACATTGGATGACTCGTAGATGTCGATTCCAGCGATGGTTCCAACGTAAGCGTTAACCATAGCCGTGTTCTGCGCGTCACCACCGTTGGGGTTAGCGAAGGTATTGGTTAGGTTGGCTTTCAGTTGGTACGCTTGGAAAGGGTTTACAACCGCGAAGATGTCGCCTTGTGCCTTGTTGTTACGCAAGGTAGCAGCAGCCTTGAACAGATCAGCTACAGTGATCTCTTGAGCGGCAGCGCCGAAGGAAGTGCTGAACCCATCGAACAAAGCAATCAGGTCTGCATCCATCTTGGTGGCGATAGCGTTACCTAGTACCGTACCCAACTCTTCAGCAGGGTTGCCAGCACCCATAGCAGCCAAGTCGGTCAATACTACCTGTGCGCCAACTTCACCAACAGTGATGTCAACAGAGGAAGTAGAAACAGTCGTGCTGGTCAGGTCGGTGCCTTCCGTCAAGTCAGCGGCAGTGATTGCAGGGTATTTTGGCACCTGAATCGTCTTGCCGGCTTCGTCGCCGATGTTGTACTGCGTCACCAATCCCATCATTAGGGATTCTTCTTCAGCGGTGAATCGTGCCTGAGCGATGATATTCGCAAACAGGTCGTCAAGGGTTGTGCTTGTTGTAGCAGCCATAAGAGTAGTCCTATATCAAAAGTGGTTTATTTGGTTTTCTTCTTGTAGGCGCGGTATGCCTCAGCACCTCCGTCCTTCCAATTAGCAACCATGTCAGCCACAGATATAGGCTTCTGCGTGGAGCCACCAGCCATCCCCTGCGTGCCAGCGCCACCTTGGGAGGCTCTGACGAAATGCGGGTTAGCCGTAAGAAAGTCACCCACCAACTCATCAACTGAGAGGGGGTCGGCTTTGTCGTTGTATCTGACTGCGCCGTTATCGTCTAAGACTTCAACCGAACCATCGTCGGAGAGTTTTACACGATTCCGCAGCAGTTGCGATACCTGCTCAGAATCTACAGCGTTATGCCTGCTTGCTGCCGTCAGTAACGCACCGTCTATCTTGGTGGTTTCCAACGCCATCCGCATGGCGGCAATCTCCAGATCCTTCTTTTCGACAGTTTGCTTCAGTACCGACTCGAACTCGCCTTTTTCCTTTTGGCGTTCTATGTTCGCCTGTTCACGCTCAAGCATGATCTGGCGAGCTTCGTTGATGTCGATACCTTCTAGCGCTTTGTCGTGCTTACGTTTCTCCCTTGCAACTCTATCCGCAACGATGCGGTCTAGCTCCTCTTGGGTAAACGTCTTGCTTTCCTGAACTTCCGTATCCTGCACTGGTTCAGTTTCAGTGCTTTCAACCATGACTTCTTCGCTCATGTACGAACCTCTTTCGAGTGGGGGGATTATACCAGCTTCACAGGATTGTCAATAGCTGATGGTGAAAAATGGGATATCCATACTATGGATCTCCAATCTATTTTTTAGCCTTCTTCTTTCGGTTCATCGGCTTCTTTTTCTTCGTCTTGCTGTGTCCGTAATGGCTCGGCATCTTTTTTCTTCCTCGTCTTTTTAGGTAATGGCAGCAGCACGTTCACGATTCCATACAGGTCATCAAATTCCAGCTTCTCGTCTTCCGGTGCAGCCGCTGCCAATGGCTCCAGCAGTTCACGGATAGCGGGTGGGATTGGTCTTCTAGCGACCAGATTCTTAGCTCGGTCTAATTCTTTGGACATGTTATTCCTCTACTATTGGTATCCAGCGATGGCGACAGTTGTAGCCCCCGCGCACGATGAAAGGATCACCGGCACTTTTACCGGCCCAGCTCCCTCTCCATATTTCGGTAATCTCATCACGGGTGTATGTCTTGTTTCTGTGCTTCTTACAGAAATCCCGCGTATCGCGTATCACGTTGCCCCGATACTTAAACTTTTCTATTCCCGCCTGATTAGCGATGTCAATCGTGAGCGAAGCTGAGAACTGGTTGATTGAATCTGTTGCGTAAGTTGTCGCATAACGCCGAAGGTTATTACCAAGGCGATCTGAGTTATAAACTCCATGGAGTCGATCAACCGCTGCCTGTTGCGTGGCTCCAGTCGTTGTTTTAGCGACCTCCACCAGTTCTTCAATCTCTGCCTGATCGCTTGCTTGATAGATTCCATTGATGCGCCCCCTGACCTCCTTGATGAAGTCCTGTTTAGACCTGCCAGACAAGGACGCCTGATAGACCCCGTTCGCCAAGGCATCCAGTTGTGATTGCGCCAAAGCCTCAAAGCCTTGAAATGATAGCCTCTGAAGCCCTGAAATGACCTGTGGCTGTACTTTTGCGAAGTCCCCATAAGTGCCTAGCATCTCCTGTAAATCGTCTGAGAGGCCTCTGTAGTCGCCCAGAACGGTCTGTACGCTGGAAAGGTAGTCGTCTTCCAGTATGCGGCGCATCTCAGAGCGAGCATTAATCGCCCACTCCAAGTCAAATAGCTTGCCTGCGCTGTCTGGTGCCGACTGTATTAGGTCGGCCATATCCCGCTCGGTTAGGTCGAAAGCGTTGGACAAGAACTCCTTGTGCCGATCTTCCATAGCCTCTTGGATATTTTCATAGACGTCATCAGCCGCCATCGCTACACCTCACCCTCCACTGGGAATTGGCCTAGCACCTGCGTCTGTCCCTCGATCTCGACATGGGACTGCGCCAACTTGTCGTCATCAAGGGCTAGGTCGGCGATCTGCTTATCTAACTCTTGCGCTAACGTAACCGACCTCACGCCGCTGGCTTTCATCTTCTGCAAGAACTCAAGCTCTTTGTCGTAGTCGCGGATGTCGAAGGAATCAGGATAGAACACCTCCACGTCTGGCGTTACGTCTAGCCAGTTGCAGAAATACGTCCACATATGCTCCTCAGCTAACTCCAGCAGGTCGGCTTTCTCTGACAGTTTAGCGTTCAGCATCTGGAACTCGGTCTGCATAGCAATGCCTGACATCGTCTTCGCATCGGTTCCGCGTACAGCGCCCATCTGGGCCATGCGGTTGATGGACTCCACCTTGTCCTTGATGGATTCCCTGATGCTGTTGATGTTCTGACCAGAGGGTTGTAGCAGAAACGGCTTCATGGTTTCGGCTGCGTCATCGGGCACGTTGATAACAGAACCTGCTCCCGCGCTCGCATCCGTGTCGTATGTCTTAACCAGGGAAGGGGTGGTTGCTGATCCTGATTAGCTGCTCAATCTCTGAAAGCTCACTGTAGATAGCTTTTTGCATGTAGGCGATGTCTGACAGGTCACTCACCCCCACACCACGGGTCACACTGCGCTGAGCAGGTAGATAGACCGCTGGAATCTTACCCAGTGGGTTGTCTATCTCGCTAACCATCTGCTCCTTGTCGCCGTCAGACTTCCACTGTTGGATCGTGTCCTTGCGCCAAATGCGGTAGTAGCTCACCTTGGTTGTGGCGTTCTCACGGTCTACCGCTTCTCTGAGCTTGAGATAGGTGAGTTCAAAGCGTCCTGAAGGCGTGCGCTCCCACTTCCAGTCGAAGACGTTTTCAGGCGTGAATAGAGAGAGATAGGGCCGTATATCTTGATCTAGCTCCTCCGCTCTCGTCTGCGCGTTGGACTCTGGCTTGTCCACAAGAATCCAGACGTGCCCATAAACCGATGACCATATCTGGGCCTGCTTCATAAAACTGTTGAGGCTTGCGCCGTCCAAGTCGGCATCGTTTATCATCGCCTCTAGCGCTGGGTTATTGGCTAGAGAGTTGAACACGCGAACAGGGGGAGTGCGCCACAGAAAAGAACTGTAGATGTGCACCACGTTGCGGCAGTGGTTATCAATCGGGGTCAACTGTATGCGTCGAGCATACTCGTTCTCTGACTCGTTTAGGTAGCCGGTCAGGTAGTTGCCTGCCTGATACTCCTCACCCCCAAGGTATGAGCGAACATATAGCTCCCACCTATTCTCGTTGGCATCGTAGTCGGGATGTTGATACTCGATATTGCTGGCCACTAGCTCCACCTCACTGGTTGTTCAATTTCTCTTTGCTTACGAATCGGGTACAGGTACTCAATTAGATACCCTAGCGCGTCATTCATGTGGTCATAGCCGTCATCTTTGTTGGGTTGGCTAGTGCCTTCCTTGTAGGTCTGTCGTTCAAGGGAAGCGATGGTCTGCTTACACTTAGGGTCAATAAACAAAGACCGCACTCCACTGGTGGAGCGTAGCCTGCTGTTCACGCTGTTGATTCTGTCCCTGATTGCGGGGTGACTGTTCCGCACCTTTATCGCAAACCCTGCGTTCTGGAGTATTGATAGGTCTGTCCTCCCTCCCGCACTGGTCTTTCTCTGTTTACTAGCTGGGTCAGGGTAGATAGTGATTTGCCTGTCACCATACCGTTGCTTGATCTCGTCCACCATCTCGTCGGTGTTTGATCCATAAATAACGATCTCGTCGATCACTTGGATCGTATCCGCCTCCCTCACACACACGGCTGCGCTCATAGGGTCAAGGTTAAAGTCCATGCCAATGTGTAGCTGGTCGTTCATGTAACCCTTCCGCACGCTCTCCTCTCGACTGAATGCGTAGTAGATAATGCCGGAGTAGTTCACGAACTTGGCTTGATACTCCTGGCTGAACGTCCGCTCGTCTAGGTCATTCCGCGCTGCCTCGATCTCAGCCTCATCAACATTACCGCCCTCGATGGTCGTGTACTGGAAGGCTTCCCAGCCCTCCTCCTCATCGACGCCTCGCGTCCAGATGTCATAGAAATGGTTACGCCCCTTCGGTGTTCCAATGAACAGTGCTCGTGTCGGATTATCTCCAGAGTGACGATCCGACAGACTGGGCCGCAGCACTTCGTACCACGCTTCCTTCCGCATATCTGCGAACTCGTCCAGAACAACAAAGTCCAACGCCCTCCCTCTGAGGTTGTCAGGCTTCTCTGCCCCTTTGAGGGATATGGTAGAGCCATTCTTCAGCGTCAGCGATAGTGCGGTCTCGTTCCGCTTACTGATATACCCATCAGGCAAAGCCTCATTCAGCATGTCCCAAGCTATCTCTTTTGCAGCCTTGTAGGTCGGCGCTACATACCAGCAGTTCCTGTTCTTGCCTTCTAGGGCAGCACGAAGAAGCTCGTGGGTAGACAAAAACGTCTTCCCAAATCGTCTACCAGCAACCACCGCCCTGAACCGTGAGTCACTGAAGAAGATGTCATCTTGTGGCCTAGTTAGCTTCACCCGCCCTCTCGATAATGATCGGCGGCAGGTCTTGCGCCTCCACTTCGGGCTGGTCTGACTGTCCTAACCAGTTCTTGCCTAACCACACAAGCATTGTGGTGTTACCGTCCATTGCGGCAGTGTATTGCTTGCGACGTAAACTCATTCGCCCATGGCTGGCCTTTTGCCTGAAATACTCCGCAAAACTACAGTCGTATTCACGCTGACATGCTCTATTCAATGTGTCATAGCTCACCCCTAGGATTGCAGCCTGCTCCTCTCCCGTACAGTGAATAGCGCACATTTTGTCGACTTGATCCCAATCTATCTGTGCCAATGGTCTAGACATGTCGCGCTCCAACGTATTCAAAGCTGGCCGTTAACCGAGCCGATGATGCAGAAGCTTTCAAATCGCCTGTTTTAGGTTGCGCCAACCTCGACGGCTTTCGAGTCATTGCCCAAGTGGGGTTTTTCTGCAATCCGAGAACAAATGCGGGCGAACTGGTAACCAAGCTCATCCGATACCCTTTTTGCTTGTATGAATCGGCTATTGCATCCATAAACGCAGCTCCAACACCAATCCCTTGATAGTCTGGCTTAACCACAATTCGATGAATCCGCTTCATATCTTTGACAATAGGGTGTGGGAAATGGATTACCGAACACCAAGCAACTGATCGACCATCAATCTCGCAGATGTATTTGTGAGCCGCATTGTTGTGTGAATGCGTCAAATAGTGATGCTCCATGAACTCAGCCCACTCTCTTTGCTTTGCTTTTCTGATTGTTGCTCTAATTTCGGGTCGCCTAAGACGCCTCCGACTAAACTGCATATCATCGCAGTTAAACACCCAATCAGGCTCCAGCCACTCTTCGATGTCATAATGACAGCTAACGGCAACAAACTTACGACCTTGCTTGCGGATAAACTTCTGAATAGCAGAAGATCCCAAACGCGCCACCAATCTATCGACCACAGACGTGAACTCGTCGTAAATGAATGGCTTGTCTGCTTCAAGGATCAACCTTGCAAGCTCTGCTCGCATTTTTTGACCATTGGACAACACGCCAAACGGCTTCAACCAATCTGGCGGCGACGAGAATCCAACTTTGGACAGCGCCTCTGTTATCTGTTTTGCGGTTAACATTTCACTGAAATCATCAACAAAGCTATCACCCGACCATTCATAACCACTGAACAGTTCGTAATCCTTGAACATTCGCTTGGCTATTGTTGTTTTTCCCGTTCCGCTTGCTCCAACAATCAATCCAATGTTCCAATCAACATCTTCTATTGGAATGTTTACATCGAATGTCTTAGTGACAACATCCATGTCGCAGTCAAACATCGACTTAATTTTATTGGCCCTGAACGTGCCGCTAGTTTCTGATTCGATTACAAACTTTGAACTCGGCACTTATACCCCTCCGAATCCAAACGATTAAAGATTTTTTCCTGCTCCGATTCGTTGCTACATTCAACGACAACGGAAAAAGACTCAGCGTAATCAACCTCTTGAACGACATGCTCTTGTGGTTCATCGAACATCTTGGCAAGTTCTATTTCGTCCATCCCTGTCAGCGTTAAATCAATATCCAATTCTGCCAGACGCTCAATCTCTACCGCTAACAGGTCGTAATCCCACCCCCCGTTCTCGGTTAGTTTGTTGTCTGCTATCACATACGCCTTTGCGCTGCGCTTCTGTAAGCCCTTCAAGGGTTATCGTGGGCACTAGGCTCATTCCTAGCTTCTGCGCTGCTGCCAGCCTGCCGTGACCTGCGATGATGCTATTGTGCTCATCAATAAGGATTCGGGTTGTTGAACCCGAATTCCTGAATGCTCGCCGCTACCTGCGCAACCTGTTGGTCGCTGTGTGTGCGCGGGTTGTTTGCGTACGGAATAACGTCCGTTGTGGCTATATACGCGACTTCTAGCATTACTTGTCAGCCTTATGGCTTGCGCCGAAGTAAAAGCTAACAACAGCGGAAACAATGCCGCCCAAGTAACCCAGAACCAGATTGATAATGGCCTCGTTCTGCTCGTAAGGGCTGACCGTTACGACAGTGACGTATCCGCCAAAGAACAGAAACGCCAGCAACGCCAGAACCTTGGGTGTCCAGTCACCTTTGCCCATCTCCCGCGCACTCGACCTATCAGCGTTCTCTAGCTCGAATATGTCTACTTCCAACTCTGCCAAACGGGTCTTGTAGGCTATGTCAGCTTTCTTTATCTCTGCCAGTTGTTCCGGTGAGGCTTCACTCAGCGCCTTCTGGACGGCTTGTGGCTCTGCCGGTACCCCAAGTACCTGTGCAAGTATTTTCCCCGCTCCGGCCCCTACTGGGCCTCCTATCGCGCTTCCTATGGTCGGTGCTACCGCGCCCACTAAACCTTTGATTGAGTCCCACTTCATACCTCAGCCCTCACGCCGGTTATCTTCAGGGTCATTCGTTCTTGATGCCCGTTAAATATCTCCATCAGCTTCTGCAGCGTCTTTTTGGAATTGTAGACAGCAGGTTCTAGCGCATCTGACACAAACGTATCCCCGACACCAATACACCCCTCAATGTCATACGGAAAGTTAGCCACATGGAACAGGATATAGCTGCGATCAGGCACATCCATAACTTGTATCACATCCTTGAACCTTTCCCCACTGAACGGCTCACAGGCATAAACTCCTTCAGGGATACAAGATACGTTCGGCTGATTATCTTTCCAAGGGCGCTCAATGGTGAAGCATTCCCAGTGACCTATCGTTAACCTGCCTAGCGTTCCGCTTTCTAGGTATGCAAATCGACGGAGTAGAGCCATTTATGATCCTTGTTTTGGGTTCAATTATGTGCTAACCGCTGACAATACACGAAAACTTTATAAAAAAGTGCCTTTTTTTACCTTTTTCCCTTTGTGTTTATAAACTTTTGGTGTATTATGATTCCATCAACAACAGGGGAACATAATGTCTACACGAGCTACTTATCAAATCAAAAGCGGTTTCAGCACCGCAACCTTCTACATCCACCACGATGGATACTTCGAGGGTGCTGCCCTCTACTTTCGCAACACGCTGGACTTCATGCGTGTAGCTAAACGTCCCCTCCTCCCTTGCTTCCTTTGGGCTAACGAGCGAGCAGAACTCACTGCCGGTCACGAAGCTCATGGCGATACCGAATACCACTACGACCTAGAAAAACGCCATTCGGTTTGGTGGGTTTACGCTTACAAGCGTCAATCTTGGGACAGCGCAGATTTTGAGTTGGAGTGGGGCGGCCCATTAAATCTTTTCGTCGATCAATTTAATCCACAGGAGGCCGCGTAAGCGGTCGAGGGGAAAGTAATGGATGAACAAAGAATGAGTGAATACCGTCAAGCGTTACTTGCTATCACCGGCATGGTTTACGACGAAAACCCAGCGGAAGTTATTTTTGCTGGCCTGACTTTCTTTAGCCAGATGGCCTATGACTTAGCGCCTGAAGATTTGGCCGAAAAAACGATAGCCGCGTGTATCGCTAACGGCAAAGAAGCATCGGAGGCAAGCGCATGAAACTACGTTACCCTCTCGCCCTGCTGTTAATTGTCGGTTTCTTAATCGCCGGTAATAACGACTATGAAAACGAATTACTGGAGGAGCAACAATACATAGAACGATTCTGTGATGGTGTCCACGAGGACTATCTTAATCTGCGGCCTTCTTGCTAACCAACCAGATATTTTCTCGTTCCTGATCCTCTGGCATCTTCGCTGGAGGGTTAGGGTCTGGCTCCTCCTCGTAGATATCTGAGACGATGACTGTCACCTGACAGTTGTTGGGTAGATCCTCAATCAGAACTGTCGGCACCAAACCTCTCCTCTATAAAGCGTTCCCGCTGAACCAAGGTCGCCAAATCACGGCAGGCTTCCTCAAGTAGTTGGATGTCTTTCGTGGCCCCGTATTCCGTAATCAGGTGAACCACTCGCCCACTCAAATAATTTAGTTGGTTGGCGATGATGTACTCGGTGGCTTCTATGTCGCGCATCATTCGTATTCTACTTTGTGGATCTCGCCACGCCATTCATATTCGGCTGGCTTGTGAACTTTTACAAACTCTGGGGTTAGCAGGAAGTTATCACGAACAGCTAAAACCACAAAGCCCGACACCCAGTTCTTCGGGCCATCCTCTGCGTAATCAAATGAAGGCTGGTGGGGGTCTGCCATTGTCCCACACTGAACGCCATATCGGTGAGAGTTGTAATCAGACCAACTCTTGCACTCCATTTGATGAGTGTGCCCAGTCACCATGTGAACGCCAGATTTTAGGGCGTTGTTATACCCTGCGTGGATTCCGCCATTGAACCTATGCTTTATCATAATCGGCTTCTCCGCACCCTCCACCCAAAGGGACATGCAGAACGTCCAGCTAGGAAAGTGGTCTTTCAAGCTGAACCCTGGGACCCCCTGAAACATCGCCGCATTCTGCGCCAAAGATATATCAAAGCGCTGATCGTGATTCCCCATCGTCCAAAATCTTTCCGCGTTGGGCGCAGCCTTCTCAATCTCTGAAAGCCTTTGCGTCACGGTGTTTAGCTCTTGCTCTACCGTTGGCTTTTCCTCCCACCCCAACGGAGCGTGACGGCTGATACTGGCCCCATCCATCAAGTCACCATTCAAGACAATGACATCTGGCTGGAGTTGCTTGGCTAATTCAACAAAGGCAAGGTGAGCAGTGGTTACAGTGTTTGCTTCGTAGTGGCAGTCTGACCCGATCAAGAAGGTTTTGTCTTTCTTGATAGTCATCGTCTGGCGAACTGCCTTTCTAGGCCCGTTGGTCTTAGATAGGTGCGCAGGGACGTTCAAAGTCCTGCCCAACATACCCTCCACCCGCTTGCGCTTAGCAAACACATTTCTGACCGACACATTGTACTTAGCAGCCACATTCGTCGCACCTAGCGCCTCGAACTCTACTGCAAAAACCTCTGGATCAGTCGGTAGCTTTGGTCTTGCCATATTCGCCTCGTCTCGTGTAAGAATTGCAGACGTGAGCAAACACCTGCCGCTTCAATCCTTCATCCGATTCTTTTTTTGGCTCTGCGTCCCAGACCTGTTTGGCTGCTGCGTCCATAGCCTTCACCATGTCAGCAGCAACAGCCCGTGGCGATCTCATCTGCGCTCACCCACACGACGCTCGTGTGCTTTGATCTGTTCTTCCCAGTCAGCAATCATCTCGCGGTAGTCTGCCGTATAGAACTTTACGGGGTCTTTCTTCGTCGCTAGCATATATTCGACAGCTTCTTTACCGTACCAATCCAGCATCCAGATCGTGTACTGCGCTTCCGCGCTGCCATGCTTCATTCCAAAACCGTTGCACCCCTTGCACTGCGGATGCACGTTCTGCTCCTCCAGCGCCCATCGGCTGGAAGATCCTTTCGGTATAAAATGACCGCCATCCATCTCTTTGTAGTGCTGCGCCTTACCGCATGAAACGCAAAGCGCATATCCGTTGTCGTCTGCTGCCGCGATTCTTGCAAGTTTTTGCAGCGTTTTCAACGCTTTAGATCTTAGAGTTGAACTGGCTGTTTTCTTTCGCTTCATCTGTGGGCTTGGAAGTTTGCGTCGATGCACTCCTGATAGCTGCGTACCCTGTTGCGGGTTTCCTGCAAGAACTCTATTACCGCCAACTCAAGAAGTTCTATTTCTTCCCGTGAAGGCTCAAATGTCTGTATCCAGATGTTGCGCCCTTCCGGCAGTCTTGGGTCAAACATTACGAAGTCGCACCAATCACGCTGAGTGCAGGCAAGTTGCCACATCATCTGCGTTTGGTAGGCAGCAGGTATCTTTCCCTTGATTACCGTATCGACCATCGTTGTCGTGTTCGGGCATTTAATTTCTATCAGCCCGTCTTCATTAACCAAGCCGTCAGGGCTTGCACTTGATTCTTCGATCAGTGGGTGCGGAACACTACCAGTTTCGTAAACATCGACACCCAGAATCTGCTCGTAGGCTTGCCGCGCCAAAGGCTCAGTTTCTACGCCCCATTGCATCGCTGCGGTTTGCGTTATCACCCTGCGCTCGCCTGTTAGCCTTTCGTTTACAAGCTCATCCATCAGTTTGTAACGCGATGCGCTATACCCGCTCTTTGTTCTGGCAACCGCGTCATGACATCTGCTGGCGGTCAGGTTGCCTATTCTAGATAAGTGCCATTCATCACTGCCCTGTAACATCACACAATCCTCCGCTGATTGGCTTGTTTCGTGCGCTCTGCGTCAAACATCAGTTGTGTTAGTGATATCAGCTTCTTCACCTTTTCGGCTTCTAGGTTGGCCCGCTGGACTTCCCCGTAGTACTCGGCCCACCGCTTGCTTGATCTTGTTTCAATTTGCGCTTTAGCAGCACTTGACCCAGAATCCATGTGCGCTTTCTGGACAGCCGCTTCGTAAGACTTAAAAGTTGTTTCCGCTTCAATTGCTTCCCTGCTTGCTCCCTCCCACTCATATATACGCTCACTAAGTAAACTTAGAATATTATCCATGTCATCCATTTTGTTGCTCCCACGTCGTGTCATTTAGTGGGGTTAGGTGACCCACTAGGATATCCCTATCAACAGGCTGTATTTTCACTCAATCATTTTCCGGTATATGGAGGCTGACTCATACCTGACCCACTCCCCTGTCTATCTAAAAATAGAGGGGGAGAGTTTTGTCACCATTAACGAGTGTTCAGTTTGGCGCTCCCACTAATGCGCCCAGCTTCTGTCAAATTGTCTTTGGTCATTGCGTCCAACCGGCTAACCACCGGCACCCTGTCGGGCCTCTGCTGCTTTCGGTGCAGGACAAACCGTGAAAAAAGGGCCAGCCCCCCACAACAACGGGGGAGAGGGGATAGGTAAGGGGCTGACCGCTAATCGTAAAACACATCTGGCCGTAGATCTTCGCGCCGAACAATTCCTTCCGTTAACTTTTCCAATTTTACCACATGGACAGCAGGAACTTTGCTTTTCCACTTCTGGATGTGTTGGTCTGTTACCCCACATTGTCTGGCTATCTCGGCCTTTGAACCGACGATCTGAACTACTTTCTTAAATGCTTCTGTTTCCATCCCACCTACCATACGGCCTATACCAAAAGTGTGCAAGGAATTTATTTACAAAAAAAGTTTATTTTGTCACTTGTTTTACTACACTCAAGGTTTATAATGATTCCATCAACAACGAGGAACGGACATGCTAACAATCAACTTTTACATCTTGGAAAACGGCATCATCAAGTCAAACGAGGGAGAGGTTCTTGCTTACCTTGACCGCAACGCAGAGATGCTACACGTCAACTGTGACCGAAGAATCTACGAATGCGACAGCGATGAACTGGCTAGCGATATTCTTGCCATCTGCTTAAAAACCTGTGGAGAAGCCGCGTAAGCGGCTTAGGAGGGGACTAACATGGAACGTCAAGATTATCACTTTCATAACCCTCACTCGCTAGATGCAGATATGTGTGGTGTTTGCCACGAAGTCTGCACCTATGCCGAGGATGACATGGGCCGAATGATGCCTTTCTGCGAGTATTGCAGCGGCGACAAGATTCGCGACTTTGACCGAGAGTTTAAGGTTCATTGGTACGGCCAAGACGAGCATGGCGGGTTTCACGGCTGGCCTCAGGGTCTTATCGCAGAAAACCGCGAAGAAATGCAATTCGTCGTCGAATACATGCGCAATAACGACGCGCTCCTAACCATGCAACATCAGCACAACGGCAAAGAGTCTGACATCGGCGCTGCCTTAGAACGCGCTGACGTCATCAACTCAAATCCCGCTCGCCAATACTTTTTCTACCACAACGGCAGACAGGTCGGCTGCTTGACGGAGATCCTATAATGGGTCGCGTCAAGTCAGATATGTTCGAAGATCAGCTAGGGCTAGACGATGAGCTAGTCCCGCTCCCCGCGTCTCAGCTTATGGATAACCTCCGTGACTGCGATCACCCGCGTAATTCAGTCGAAAGATATGATTACATCCAAAACGAAATAAGGAAGCTATTGAATGAACTCAAAACAAACACTGATTGAAGCATTTGTGCAAGCGCAAAAAATGATGACACACGCGGCACTTGATTCAAACAATCCCGCGTTCAACACCAAATACGCCAGCCTGTCGAGCGTGTTAGACGCTGTGAAACCAGCCCTAAATGCCTTCGGCATTGCACTCATACAAAAAAGCGTACCGACAGAAGCAGGCATAGCGGTGGAAACATGTTTCTATGGACATGGCGAGGAAATTTGTACTGGGCCTGTGCCAGTGCCTATCGGCAAAGCTAACGCGCATGGATTTGGTTCTGCACTGACATACGCGAAAAGATACAGTTTGTGTCTAGCCTGCGGTATATCTGCCGAGGAGGACGATGACGGCAACGTAGCGACGTCGCAGTATAAGAAAACAGCGCCGCCCACGCCAAAACCTGTCGCCGTAGATGAAGACAAAGTTATCCAATACAAAGCCAAGATAATAGGAATGCTGGACGCTGGTACAGACGCAGAAGGCATCAAGGCAATTTTTGAAGAAATGAAAGCTACGGATAACCTGCGAACCGCTGTCGTGGCAAAGTTGCCAGATGACTATCAGAAGAAACTCAAAAACATGGGAGGCAGCAGCAAATGAAACCAAACAGGGGGTTCGCAAAGGACATCTATGAAATCTTGCTGGCGGAAGGCCCGCTAGCGTACAACGGCATTCACAAAAGACTGCGGGAACGCAATATCAGGGCATCCAGCAAACAGGTAAAAAAAGCTCTGACGAACATGCAAAATCGCAAACAGTTGCAAAGGACTGAACATTGCAAAAAGAAGTTTGTAGTGGCGAACGCAGTAATGCGTCAAACAGACGCGTTTAGTGCGGAACCTGTGGATTTGCACCAACCCGTCAATAAAACGCCCGAGAGGGCGCAAATAGAGCCGTATGAGGCGCTATCTAACGCAGGATGGCGCGAAGTTGCGCTAGTTGCTGCAATAGCCGCCATATCAGCGGCGCTGACAACGATTATTTTGGAGTATCTATGAGCGATAAAGAATTTGCAGACGGCCTATACATCAAAGAGCCTTGGCCTAACTCCCCTGACTGGGTTAAGTTTCGCATTAACATCAACAAGGATCGCCTGATTCCTTGGCTGCAAACGACGGAAACGGAGGGCGGTTGGATAAATATGGAGGTTAAGCTCAATCAAAAAGGTGAATGGTACGCAGACGTGCAGCGGGGCAGAGGTGATAAGAAACCAACCCAACAGGCTACACAACAAGAACCGGAGGTTGATGACGACATCCCGTTCTAGGGTACTATTGCGCAGCGGGTAATTCAGGCAGGCGAGCCGCAGCGTCAGCCTCCCCTCTGGGGCATGAGAGATAGGTCGTTTGCTAACGGCCCGCAACATTCACCGTCAAAGCGACCGACTGCGGCATTTAATGCGATATTTCACGGCTCGAAATATCCTATAAAAAAATGAAGACCCATAGTATGGATATTCAAACAGGGGAGAAATATGGATAAAAACGAATTCACCGCGCTCTACGAACAATGGTTCGCGTTGCACCCTTTCAAAAAAAGGGATTGGCCTGAACTCGGTAAAGTGCACTATCAAGCCTTTGCGCGAGAAAGCGTATCCTTGATGACTGAAGCATTAGGGCAGCTGACTGAAGAACAGTCTGCGTTCCCATCACCGGCTGACATCAGGAAGAAACTTAACAAGCTTTCCAGCAGTAAGACTGAGGACGGGCAAGGCAAGACTAATGTAACGTCAGATTCGGAAACTGTAGCCACAAGACTACTAGAACATCTCGCCGGTGTTGAATATGCTGGGAAACCAGTGTCGCGACCAGAAAATATCCCTAGCTGGATTGAGCAATTGGTAGAAAAGTTACGCTTGGATCTAGCGCATTACCCGTTGAAAGCGCAGCTAGGCTCAGTGGGCTATGCTGTAGCACAAAGGGAGGGGCAGCGATGAACGAAGCCGTCAAGAAATTTCTTGAAGAAGGAGGGCAGATCACGCGACTTCCCTACGGTGTGCCGCGCGATATGCAAGTGTGCATGAACTGTAAGGGGTTATTTGAGGCCAAGGAACTCACAAAGGGTATAACAAGAAGATGCCAGAAGTGTCACCAAAGGCATACGAGCTTCAAGAAGAGCCGGTAGATATGTTCTATCGTGCGATCAAAGCGCAGGAAAGACTGCAAAGAGAATACTTGGACTATCGGCTTGCCAATGTCAGTGCCCCATTCAGCGAGGCCACGAAGCGTCAGATATGGGAATGGCAACGAGCGGGATTATCGACGCGTTGGATTGCTGACGAGTTGGGCGTGACACGGTACAAGGTGCATCTGCTGGTAAAGAGGACATCTTGGCCCTCTCCCACCAACTTAGCCTAGTGTTCCACGTGGAACTATTCGTCTTCCTCGGATGGTTTCATAATCTGCTTGATTAACTGCGCTTGGAAAGTTATCAGTTGCTCTAGCTCTTGCTGACGCATGATAGCCTCCAATAGTTGTTCGCGGTGTGCCGCAATTCTGCGGACGCGCTGCTTCGCATCATCAGTCAATTCTTCTTCTGTGTATTCAACGCCATCAATTGTGATCATTCAATTCTCCTAGTTTTTGATCAACACGCATTCCACGAAGACAGCAACTTCATTGTCACCACTGCTGGACTTCGCTTGGAATTCAAAGTCAGTCTTTTCCGCTATCTTGAACGGCACCTGACGGTCATAGCTTACCTGACTGGTAGAGAATGTCGCCTCTGCAACGTGTAGCACTCTCCCTGTGTCATTGGCTAGCTTGTTTCTCACTGTCAGGTACTTGTTTGGGTTAGCTGTCGCACTGTTGAAGTCTATGCGGAAGATGTACAGCGAATGACCGGCTGGGACTGTGTAGATACAGGCCTGCGTCGTTCCCAAGTTGGTGCCGATGAAAGCGTAGGTGGTGCCTCCGTTACTTATGGAGATATCACCCGCGTTCTGTCCACCAAGGATGATAGCCGAGTTGATGCGTAGAAAACTGGCAGAGGTTGTCACCGCTACCGTACCCGTCAAAGTCACTGTTTCGCTGATCTCGTTGTAGTTCGCATCTAGGCCGCTCACCAGAACGCCCATAGTGTCGCTGGCGCTGGTTGAAACCAGATCCATAGCAACAGCTGATGAGGGGAATACATACGTTGCACCGTCGTTCCAGAGCGTCTCAAACGAAGTTCCGACTAGGGTGTTGAATCCGAAGATGTTAACGGCTCGCTGATCCCACATTTTACCTTGTGCAACGTCAAACAATAGGTGGGGAGTGGGTCTTTGCTGATGGTATTGGTACATGGTTGCCTCAAATTGTGTAGGCCAGCCAGACGGCTAGCAAGATTCCAGCGATCATGGCTAAGACGTAGCCCACCAGACCACCAACGCAATAGCGACGGGAACCAATCCAAGGGCGATAGCCAAAACGATCAACACCTCGATCATCTGCTTTTTGCGCTTCTTGGCAGCTAATTCTTGCCGCTTGATTTCTTCCTGTCGAGCCTTCCTAGCTTCGGCCATCTTCCTTTGCATGTCGTTCCACAAATCCAGCCGATTTGTAGCTAGGAACACGTTGTAAATGTTTTCTCTAGATTGGCGAACCATCTCTTCGGCCATGACCGCTTTTGCAGCCTCGGCCTCGTTCATGCTTCTGGTTTGGTTCTTGGCTCGCTGTAGGTCGAATTCTGCGGCCCCCATGCGCCCTATGAAGACACCCAGTGACTCTATGTTGTTAGCCGCTCCCGCAGCCATTTCCAAGGCTTTGCAGGCAGTCGTTACCGCTGCAACAGCCTCAAGAATCACTGGAGATTGCTAACTACGACAGTGACCACACCAGTCACAGCAGATGCCACAACCAGCCACGCCAACTTCTCCCACCGCAGAGCGTGGGCATCAGTAGCCTTGCGTAGTTCCCGCAGTTCAACCAAAGCCTCACCCCACCGTTGGGCGCACTCTTGCTCATGCTTGGCGATCTTCTCTAACGCTTGTTCCGCTCTGTCAGACATGACAAACGCCTTTATTCGGTAGCTGAGTGAGCTGCTTGGAACGCAGCGACAGCATCGGCATCGTGGTACAGATTGCAGATTGCTTGAACGTCGGCAGGCTCGGCACTCCAATCGTCAATCGGGCTAATCACCTTCCTGTGGTTGCTGCGCGAAATTTCCACGTCGTCGCGGTAAACGACGGTTGCCGTCCTCACTCCCACCATTTTCCACTGCGGGTGGGTGGTGATTTCTACTTTGTCTGTCTCGGTTGATTCTGTCAGCATGTTTTTCTCCTATGCTTTTACGTATACGATGTGAGCCATCAGGTCATTTTTGTTGCCGGAAGTGGCTACTATCAAAATGTCAGCGGCTGCTGTGACGGGGTTTGCATTCAGCGATGTCAATGCTTGGACACTGATTGTTGCTGCGTTGTCCGAAACATAACCGCCAACCGGATAATTGGTTCCGAAGTTGAACGCTCGCCCAACAACAAGTGAGCCACCTTGTCCTGCGCCAGTCACATTTTTTGCCGCGAATGGCAAACCACTGATTAACAAGTTTCCACTGACCCCGCTCACAGCATCAGTTCTCAGCCTGAACGACGCATGAACCACGTTACCTATCAACGTGTAATATCCTTTCTGTATAACGTCGTAAGTAAACGTCCCGTCACTGTTGGAAGTCGTGTAAGTCGGCGTCCACGTCCCTTCTTCGTAAGCGTCCAGCTTATTCGTTGCTGTGTCGCCATCAAAATACACTCCGCCGTGCAAGTGAAGATTTTGCCAAGGAGCATCTCCGTGGCCTAAGTCAGCGTCGGCTGTTGCGATAGTGGCATCGGCTACGATAGGCACAATTTGATAGGTGTTGGAATCACTTCGCCTGATTCCAAAACCGTTGTCATCTGTGTTGATGAAGCTAACCCGCTCCACCCCGCCTTGGTCGAAAGAAGCAATACTGCCGACCTCAGTGCCGTTAAACCTTGCGCGGATGATAGAGCCACGGCTGCTCAACCTGTTCACGTCGATGGGCGAATTGTTAACACTAGCCGCACCGATGCGTCCCTCCGCTGAAATGTAAGCTCCGTCAGCGGTTCCTGTGTTGTTCCAAGGCGTTACGTCAGTTCCACCAAAAAGAAAACCGCCAGCAGTGAAGCTATCGACATTATCATTGATATACAAGCCCCACGCATTGCTGGGCAGAGTGCCTGTATAGTTTCCGAAGAACAGATAGCCGTTGGTTATTGTCGTAGCGCCAATAGAATTGTTGTCGAACTGCGCCTCCATACACATCGCATTTGTTATCGTTTGGCCTGTCGAGGCCGCGACTTGAATCTCACCGTAAGCGCCAACCATTCTTGTAACGTCGGACTCTTGCGTGACAGAAAAATTAGCTATGCTAAAAGAACCGTAAGCGGTTGTGATGGTCGTGCCAGAACTAGCAGATAGATTCGCTAGATTGTATGAACCGTAACTGTTCGTAATCTGCCCAGCAGCAGCGTCAGCGACTGCTTGATTGTAGGCTCCGTGTAGCGCAGACACGGTTCCAGTGGTTTGTTCTGCCTCGGCGCTGTTGTAGATGCCGTAGATTAAGTCCGAGTCGCCCGTGGCTTTTGTAATCGCCCGAATGCCATGTAGCCGGTGCTCGTTAGCCGTGTCGCCCCCTGCAACGTCGCTTTCGGAGGTGATGGATAAGGCGACTTTAGCCCTGTCAGCACTTAGGGTCTGGCTTCCTGTGCTCGTGTAGTCAATTCGAGCACCGTTGAAACCAACATCTGCTTGGCTATCAACAATCTGGAAATCAATAGCGTTAGAACCAGTTGTATCAACCTGTAGCCCAGCACCGACGAACTGCCTGCTAGTATTGATGATAGTGGTGCCGTCCATCTCGTAGGCGCCAGACACATCGACGTTCGTTACGCTCCAATTTGAGACGTTGTTGCCGTCTGCCCTTGCTAACGGGAAGCCACCGGCAGTAGAACCGTCATGGACATGCAGCGTTTCTGTGGAAGTGTTAACGCTGATCTCGCCGGTAGCGCCGGTGAACGAGTTGTGCTGTGTCGTGCTTCCTCTTCGGAACTGTACCTGAGTTGCCATTTAGTTCTCCAGTGTGGGCCAGTCTTCTGCTCGAAGCTCAGGCCAGTTTTCATGCGTTGTTAGGTCGCGTAGGGATTGCCGATATGTGCGGTATTTTAGCTGATCCGCGCCTGAGAGGGGCGAGTCATTTGCCTGCGTCCAGTCGGTTTCTGCTAAGGCTTCATTCCTGCGGGTAGAGTTCAACTGCTGATAATCTACGACTAGCGTTCTATCGGGCCTTCGGTAGTACGTCATCTGGCTAAAGCCTCCACCCCTGCTAAGGTATTTTTCCAACTCGGATTAGAAATACCCTTTTGATAACCATAGAGCTTGATATAAACCGTACTTCCACCCCTTAAATCCCGAGCAGCGGCCAATCTGTGAACCCCAGTAGCTTTAGAGCCAAGCAAGATGACTTCGGAATAGAAATTATCATCACCAGCCCGCGTTCCGTTTATGTCATACGCTTGACCAAGGCTGTTCGTCCTCTGGACGTGCAAAACTAGCATGGCCTGCGAGTACGAAAACGCTGTACCATTCGCAAAAGAATCGCTTTGGATGATGTACTGCAAAGTGTCTGAAGTTGTCAGCGGGGTCGTGAATGTAAAACCGGCGATTTCTTCAAGGGTTGTAGTTCCGTATTTGTAAGGAGGATCAGAAGCTAAAAAATCAGTAAAGTCTGCTGTGTACTGTTCCGCAGTTTGTGAAGCGGTGAAGTCGCCCTTAGTTGTCCCTAGGGCGTTTGGCTTGATCTGCACCGAATCGACACCAGAATTCTTGATTACAAGATTATTATTGGCGTCAGTATCCATTGTTAAATTGTCTAGCTTGATGACATCGGCGTTGATTGTGCCTGCCGTAATCGTCCCTACATCCGCTGAGATAGCCGACAATTGTGATACATCAATTTTCCCTGCAGTGACCGCGTTCGTCTTTAACTCCCGAGTGTCTACGGCTGAAGCGTCAATTTTACCTGCGGTTATCGCGTCGGTTGCGATGTTATCCGACTCTATAAACTCAAAGTCACCAATCGTAGACACGATGGCAGCAGTCGTAATAGAAGAGGCTTGAATGGCACCAATGACGGCTGTATTAGCAAACAGTTCGTCCACATCGACCTTCGCAGCCGTGACCGCTCCCGCGTCTAGCTTCCCTGTAGAAATCGCCCCAGCTTCGATGGTTCCAGCCGTGACTGCGTCTGTTGCGATTTGACCAGCGGTGATTTGGTCATCCATGTCTGCTGCGCTGATAGCCTTAGTCCACGCGCTGCCTGTGTAACGATACAGTTTGTCGTTGTCAGTGGTCAGGATAACCACCCGCCCCTCTGTCAAATCTGTAGTGGGGAGGGAGCTAACCACTTCCACAGGGCGCAGATCACTAGCAAAGTTAGCTGGCGGGATCGTGCCCTCTAAGTCACCTGTGGCTATCGCCGTTGTGAATTCAGGAACAGTAGAGTCGTAGCGATACAGTTTCTTATCTGTGGTTAAGAAGACGAGAGAGCTTCCTGTATACCCTGTGGGCGACGGCAGGCTATTGACCGCAGATATAGGCTCAATGCCTGCCGCGAAGGATGCAGCGGTAATAGATCCGGGATCTACCGATGAGGCAGTAAATATGTCCTCTGACCAAACAGAGCCAGTCCAGACATACAGCGTATTCGTCGTGGTCAGCAGCACTATCTCGCCCACATACGTCCCGCTGGATGGCAGGGTGCCTACTGGTTGCACACCGTAAGCGGTGTCAGAACTACCGGCTAGGGCATCGGACACGTCGCTACCGAGGTCATCTAGCGTGATCTTTTGGGTGGTTGCAGTAACGCTAGAACTGTAAACCGAACCGTTCCCTGAATGGTCTACAGAACGCAGGAAGTAGTATCTGGTCGCGTCATTGGGCAAGCCGGTGACCGTGTGCTGATCTGACTTGG